GATTATACACTAAGCGGTATTTTATTTTATCCATTTTTAAGCCAAATGTACTTTTTTGGACGGGAAGCTACAAACCGATGTGGGAGAACTGATACCAGTTGTAACTCCTGAGAAAGACGGATTAAGTAATTCCAAGTTTGCAACAACAAAGATAAAATCAGAAGGCAAACGTAGCATATTACTATACCGTTCATCATCTTCCCAATGGGCTCCTTTTGCAATCAGAGTATCATGTATATCCACAGGTGAACCATCAAGTGATTTTTGCGTTTACATTGCTGGTAATACAATGGAATTACAAGATACCACAAAAGTATATGTCAAATACATGTACGGACAACCCAATAGCGATACATATCTAAAAATGAAATACGAAACTGACCATAGAATATCCATATACTTGACTTCGGATAATTCATTAGGTGATAGAACTATTGTCAGAGAACTGATAGTTAGAGATTCAATGTATGATATGGCTACACAAGATGATGAAATTACCGGACTGGCAGATTGCACTATTGTGCAATAGGTTTTATCTCCTTGTATGATTCGTCAATGAAACTAATATCTTTAATTATATCGCATGGGGTGCTACAATCGTATTTAAAATAAACAGATTGCCCTTGTACTACAGTGAATACTACGTAAACATCCCAATTCTTATAAACCACTTTTATATCGGTAAACCCGGATGGTATGGAATAAAACTCTCCGACTATTCCATCGGAAGGTACTTTGTTTGCGTAGGTTGCCAATCGAACCCCTACGTTGTAGAAATTATGGCTTCCAATGATATTGAGACTTACTCCGTTCCATTGGATTTGATGGGTATAATGGATTGCAAAAGAGTTTGTGACACGTAGTTTTTTCCATAACAGTTCTCCCACGTCTCCAAAACCGATGTGGGAGAACTGATACCTGTGGCTAACTTTCAAAAGAGTGGCCTTTGGGATAAGAAAATGGTTCCGGTTTGGATGAATGCAAAATGCTTATTAATGACTGTAAGTCAAGAGTGTGTTGTCAACTTCTTAGTCTCAACCCGGCACACTTATGTAGCCCAGAATACGCTTGCTGTTGTACAGGTTATGTATGGCGTAGATGATACATATATTTCGGTTCGCTATCACCACTTAATTCCTAAAAGTCATCAGTTGATTCTCCTTAATTTAAAGTATAAGAAAACAGAAGATAATCGCTTGAATATCTATATTGAAAGCAATGACCCGGTGATTTCAATCCTATCTACATCAGACCTTTCGAGACTGGAATTTAAGAATGAAGTAATTAAAGAATTTCCACAAGATGCAATAGATGCCGTCGAAGTATGATTAGGGTATAATGGCCGGGGAGTTATATTCCCGGCCAAAATAATTGATTAAATGCTTTGCTGATTGAATGTAAAATTGTTCCATGAGGACCAAGGCCCATTATTCCAACTTACCCGTATACAAATTGTTTTTCCCTGTAAATCAACACCCGTTTGAATGGTTAAAGTCTTAGTATTAAATACAAGTAATCCACCGTAATTGAATGGCATAGTGGTAGAATTCCCCACGTCATACATTCCACTTGTACGTATGTCATCGGGGGACATTTCTCCTTGAATTATATCACGCTGCATAAACGGGAAAAGTCCTAAAGAAGTGAACAGTTCTCCCACGTCGATTTACGGATGTGGGAGAACTGATTGGTACAACCACTATTGAAAAAGCGGGGTTGTTATCTCCGGATTTATTCAAGGTATATCCTCATTTTGTAAATGCTTACGATTCTGTATATAAGATTGCAGACAATGTGACTGACTGGTATCGTGCCCCGATAGCGGTCTTATGCAATGATTCTGCTGATACGTGCATGGACTTTTTATCATTTATATACATACCAGATACAGGTTTGGCGGCTTCCTTAAAAAGAATTTTAAAAAAGCCGCTTCAAGTAAAATACTACATAAAAGGACGTGACCTATTCGTATCATTTACATTCAATAACGAGTTACCTAATCATGCGTATATTTTATCGCCTTACGGTGTCCAATTGGTCGGAACACCGGACATCATCGACGATAGCTTCACGGAGATAACGGAGACGCTATAACGGGGGGTATTGTGCGGCAGTTGGCCACGGCTTGAATGGTTTTTCACTTTCTTTTATACGGACAAACACCTTTCCGTTGCCGGCCGAAAGCCGCTGCGTTATATAACCGTCATAGGAACGTACTTCAAATAGACCAAAACAATCGTTAGTCGGCATATTTTGCCACGCTCCGCCCCATAGGTTTACGAAGTATGTTCCTGGTGTTGTATATTGGTCGGCATCTTTGAGGTTAGACCGCTTCTGTTTGATAGCTCCACCATCGAGCAGTTCTCCCACATCGGTTTGTAGCTTCCCGTCCAAAAAAGTACATTTGGCTTAAAAATGGATAAAATAAAATACCGCTTAGTGTATAATCGAAAGAAGCAGCTAAACAAACAGGGAATGGCCCTTGTGCAAGCTGAAGCCTTGCTTAACCAACGAAAAGTATACTTTAAAACGAACATTTATCTGAAACCTGAACATTGGGATAAACAAACTTCTCAAGTGTGTAACCATCCTCAGGCGAATGACCTGAACACAATGCTATTCGAGTTTGTCCTACATTTACAAGCCATTGAATTATCATTTTGGAAGCGCGGCATTCCGGTTACCTTGTCATTGCTGAAGGATGCTATCAGAAAAGACCAGCCGGTCAATGTCACTTTCCCCGTATTTGCCAGAATCTATGTGCAGGAATCCGACCGTAAAAGAAGTACCAAAGAGAACCTGATGACAACGGTAACCGTGCTTCAGGAATTTCGTCCCGGATTGGATTTCAAAGACATTACTTATACCTTTCTAAAGGATTTTGAAGTGCATTTGAAAGAGAAGGGAAATAGTGTCAATACGATAGCCAAACATCTCCGGCAGCTTCGTACCTTGGTGAATGAAGCCATTAATCAGGGTTATATTCCCTCTGATGCTTATCCTTTCAGGAAATTTAAGATAAAGCAAGAGAAAGGGCGAAAAGAATTCCTGACTCCGGATGAGTTGAAGAGGCTGGAGAACCTTGATGTGGACAAGAAGCTTCGCCATGTACTCGATGCCTTCCTGTTCTGCTGTTACACCGGCCTGCGCTATTCCGATTTCTGCCAGCTTACACCTGAGAACATTATTCGTGTGAATGGTAAGCGGTGGCTTTATTTCAAGTCTGTCAAAACAGATGTGGAGATAAGACTTCCGCTACATCTTCTGTTTGAGGGTAAGGCATTGGCTGTATTGGAACGTTACGATATAGTAACAGATTTTGCTAAAATCGGACCTAATTCAGAAGCCAATAAGTATCTTGTCCAATTAGCTGCCCTTGCCAGGATAAGGAAGCACATAACCTATCACACGGCCCGTCATACTTGTGCGACCCTGCTTGTTCACCAGGGCGTTCCGATTACCACCGTCCAGAAGTTGTTAGGTCATACTTCTGTCAGAACTACAGAGGTGTATTCAGAGGTTCTTTCTAATACAATAATACGTGATTTGAAGGCTGTAAAAAGGAAGAAAAAGACACCTGATTTTAGCCGTGTGGTAGAATGTGGGTAGATTTTATAGATTCTACTGATATTCTACCTCTACCTACTCGGAATGCTTTAAACAAAAAACATCCCAGCACTTCACAGTGCCGGGATGAAGCATGTCCTAGTCTTGTGTTATAAAGAGAATTTAGAGTTCTTTTTACCTTTTACTAATACCGAATACTATAACAACTTAAGATTTACTGTCAATAAAACAAAAAACGTGCCAAAAAGTTTACATTTGTAAGTGATTAATTTTCACATTTATGCGACAGCTTATTTAAATATAAGTGTGGAAAAGAGTGCAACACTTCTACAATGAAGTTCTACAATTAATGATAAGGTATGTTTACCAGGTGTTTTTATAAAATATGTTTGTATTTCTCCAAAGCATTACTCTTCATTTCATTCTCCTCCTTAGTTAAGGCGAATCCCATATACTTACAGGTATGGTCATTGCGTAGGATACATATACACATACGTTTATAGGAAGGGATTTCCCGGAATTCCTCTATATCAATGTCGTCCAGGTAGTCCATCCGTACCGGCTTTTTCTCTGTCTTGTAATTGCTACTGTCACCCATTTGTATGGGTATATTGCGGTCTTTCAGCTTCTGTATGACTTCATCACTAAGTACACCGCCCTTTTCCTTCCAGAACCTAATGCTGGTTTTCAGTTTAGCCAAATATCTATTCCGGGTATGTTCTGGAAGGGTCGAAAGTAAAAACTCCATGAATGATTTCCATGTATATCCTTCCGGCAAACGGATGCTTTTTCTTCCTGCCGCATGAGTGTTGCCATAAAGTCCGGCAAAGCCAATCCCGTTTACGCGTCCTATCATCTTCCCCCATGTGTCAGGATCAATTACTTTGTACAGGGCAAGACTCTCGATAGCTTCGCTGATGAAAGGACTGGCCACACGTTGTCTGTCAAGGCTTACTCCGGCTTGATAGTAGAGGTCATATAGCTTATTGTAGTCCCAACCGAACTTGCCGTTGGCTACCCATATATCCTCCGTTTTCCAGTCGTACAGCGGGTATAGATTGTATACATTTTCATCTATTTCCGTACTCCACATGCAATTCTTATATTGCTTTTTTACTCCCCGGTAGATTGTGCGCCAGCGGTTATAGCTCTCTTGGGTACGTATGCCTACCAGGCAGCAAGTACGCCGGGCAGCTTTCTGTAGATGTAACCATCGGGAAAACTCAATCTGGAAATCATAATCCCACATTTTTCGGTTGTAAAACGGAAATTTATCTACTTTCATTGCGTCTTTCGGCATTTCTCTGACCCATGCCTCCTTTTTTTGTTCATCCCAGGGACGCCAGTAACTTTGATACATAGAGGTGCAGGTTGTTACCCGGAAAGGGACACAAATCCGGTATACATCCAGTATATCCCTGTTTGTTTCCAATACCCGGTTAACATAGTCAATGGTCATGCTGTATTGTACTTCATAGTCCATGTGAAATATTCCAATCTTTCGTTTCAGGCTGTTCTGACGGATATAGTCAATACATAGATTTAACAAGACTCCACTATCTTTGCCTCCAGAAAAAGATATATAAATATTATCGAATTCTTCAAAAATCATTTTTAATCTTTCCTGGGTTAATTCATATACATTTTTTTGATTCATATAGTACAAAAGTTTTAGTGGTGACAAAATTAGTCTAAAGCCCCAATATTTCCTATAACCTTTAACTTCTTCATTATCTGTAATGGTACTCAATAGAAGTGAAAGTAGTTCCTTTTGAAATGTTTATGTATATTTGCATTGTTCTATTATTCATTGAAAACATAACAAAGCTATGGTAGAAAAGAGTAAATATCAATTTGATGAAGCCTCGGTACAAGCAATCATACACTGGGCAGAAACAACACAATTACCGAAAGAGGTAGTATTGAGTGAATCCGAGCATATCTACGACACGTCTCTGTATGTCAGGGCGAACATCAACGATATTAAGCAACATTATCCGGATGAGTTTTACAATCCAGCTATTACTCGGCTTTATAGATTGAAAGAATTTGTAGAGGGGAGTGACTGAATAGTCACTCCTTTTTTTCATACTTTTGTAATGCAGAAACAATTATTGATAATAGCTAAGGTAAAATCTTAAAAAGCCCCCGGCCTGTTAAAAATCATCTCACCTACTTTTAACACATAACGAGCGAACCCGAATGACCGGGGGCAATGCCACCGTTCTCAGGTTCGCTTTCATGTGTTGTAAGTGAGATGTTGCAAAGATAATCATTAAAAGTTAAAGCAGTCGAATTCCGGCTGCTTTTTTTATGCTTCAATTTCTCTCTTGGCTTATATTTTAGGAGAAAAGAGTTTATGAAAGCGAGTAATAATTTGGTGGAAAAGTATGGCTGGGATAAAATAATTCACAGTCCAAGTAATGGTCGAGCAGTTTTTTCGTATAAACCTATCCATAAAGTAAAATGACAAAAATATGAATACGGATGCAGTGAATGCGGCCCTTCAGGTGGGCAAGGGGATTAGCGATTTTGGCATGGTGGCCATTGCAGGAGCCTTCTTCCTCATTATATGCGGTGTGATGTGGCTATTCATTTTCAAATGGTTCAAACATTTGGTGGATAATGTGATAACCAGGCAGGAAAAGGTGATAAATGATTTGCTTGTGGAAACCAAGGCTCAAAATGAGGTTCTCTCTGATATTAACGAGGGATTGAAGCCTATTTCTCAGATGCAGATAAATTCAGTCTGTAACAACTTCTTTGACCTTGATTGTGAAAGGCTGTGCCGGCTGGTCCGCAATGTGCGCGATGAGAACAATATTGATGATAAGCAGAAGACGAGACGAAAAATAGAGACGCGTTGTAATGCCATAATCAAAAAGCGGAGTATTGAACTCGATAACTTTATTCACCGCGGAAAAAGGCTCAGTGAGTTTATGTCAACGGATTGGGTAAAGAAGTTTTCAGACATAATAGAGTCGGAAATCTATAATCCTGTCGGCGCCAATAACGCACGTGCCTATGCCAATATCAAAACAGCCATTGATGAGGCTAAGGTTGAATTTTTTAATAACATGAATAAATAAGGAGTAACAGAATGAAAAAGAAACTGATTATTGCAGCGATTGTTATCGCTATCATCGTGGGAGTTATGCTTTACATGCACTACACTCCGTTTTGGGTAAATCTGACTACTGTTGTATCATTCGGTGTCGGTGTTGTTGCCGGATGGGTGGCTCGTGTGGTTTATGACAAATATTTCAAGGAGGACGTGCAGAATGAAAATATTGATTGACAACGGACACGGAAGTAACACTCCGGGCAAGTGTTCACCGGACGGAAGATTGAAAGAGTATGCGTATGCCCGTGAGATTGCTGTACGTTTGGAAGCGGAATTGCGCAAACAAGGCGTTGATGCCGAACGTATCGTCAAAGAGGAAATAGATGTCCCCTTATCCGAGCGTTGTCGTAGGGCAAACGAATACAAGTCCGGTGACACTATCCTTGTATCCATTCACTGTAATGCAGCGGGAAATGGTTCTGCCTGGATGCAGGCGCGCGGTTGGGAAGCATGGACTTCGGCAGGTCAGACGAAAGCCGACAGACTGGCTGATTGTCTATATGCAGCGGCCGGACAGCTTTTGCCGGATATGAAGGTGCGCAAGGATACCACAGACGGTGATGCAGATAAGGAAAGCAACTTCTACATCTTGAAGCACACAAAGTGTCCGGCAGTTTTGACCGAAAACTTATTCCAGGATAATATGGAAGATGTGGATTTCTTATTATCGGAAGAAGGGAAGAAAAGTATTGTAGAGACTCATGTTATTGGTATTATTAATTATCTTAAAATCAAATGAAGAAGTGGATGCTGATGGCTGTCGGGATACTAATATTGGTTATTGGTATCTTAATTAAATACAATAGGGGTTTGCATAGTGAATGTGCTCGTCATTCAAATAATATTTCTGTATTAAATAAAGAGATCGAGCGTTATAAAATTCAGGATAGTTTAAATGCTGTTTCCGTATCGGCATTGAACTTGACTATTGATGAGCTGAAAGAGTATCGTGCAGATGATGCTCAAACAATAAAAGAACTCGGAATTAAAAACAAGCATCTTGAGGCTTTGGTTAAAACCGGGATTCATTCAACAGAAACAATCTATGCAGACCGTTGGCATCCACTTCCGGACAGGTCGGATTGTTTAGAGGTTAATAGCAAATGGTCTCATGTGATAGCCTGTTTCAAGGATTCTACGGTTTATTATAATATTCGTGATAGTCTGGCGGCTGCTGTTCATCGAATCCCAAAACGAAAATTCTTGTGGTGGAGTTGGGGCACAAAGGGGTATAAACTGGAATTGGTTAATTTTAATCCCAACACAAAGATTGATTACAATGAATTTATAAAAGTCTCAAAATAGCAGTGAGGGGGTCTCGTGAATAGCGCCCCCCTCACCTTTATAGCAGATATTCCTTTAGTGCGTCAATGCCTTGTTTGACACTGCGGGCAATAACATACTTATTTCGGCAGTTTTCCGCTTGCCTTTGAAATTCTTTTTGTTCTTCCGATTGGATGCCTTTCTTTGTCTTAAACTCTATACATAGCGAAGCGTAGCCTTTCTTTGGGATTAGTAGGATAACATCGGATACGCCGGAAGTTACACCTTGCCGTTTGAGATTAGCGGCTTCCCTTATATGGCGGCTTCCACCATTCGGAACAGCGAAAAGAAGTTTATTGGGCAACCTAGGGAATAGCTTTTCCACTTCTTCAAAGAACTTGCATTGCATACGTTCTTCCTCGTTATTTTTCTTCCTTTTTCTTTTGGATGGATTCTTTTGCTCAGCATAACAGTTATAGCAGGTATAGCCGGCATCAGTCTTAATAACTGATACAGTTTCTTTTCCGCATACAATACATTTTTCTTTAGTCATTTTTGCTATAAGGTTGGGCTGCCGTGCATTGACCCGACAGCCTGTTTACCTCTTAAAATATAGATATTCTACGATTTTCTTTCAGTTTCCAACCGTTTCACAAGTACAGCGTTCTCCTTTTGTAGGTTTTCAATCAGATGTTTCTGGTAGGCAATCATGCCCTCAACACGTCCGGCTTTCAAGCCTTTCTCATAAGCCGCTTGCAATTTGGGGTCGGCATATACATTCTGTCCCATATTATCTTTCCTCCTTCCGTGTATTGTATTCACGCATCAAATCAAGCTCTATCTTTGAAGTGGCCAGACATGATGTCTCACCGATAGCACTTTCTATATCGGTCATGAAATCCCGAAGCATGGTAGAGTAGTTCTTTGCCCCCTCGTTCGTGATACGGATATAGGCTTCTGAAAAGTCCTTGCGTGCGGCATTCAAATGTTCAAGTACTGATTGTAATTGCGGGTCTATTGTAATTGGTTTCATAGTGAGTTCTCCTTTCTTCTGTTTTCCTGATATTTTCTTCGTTCTTCGTTTATTTTCTCATTGATGTATTCTTTCCCTTTGGGAGTCCATAC